TGGGTATGGGAACATCCTAATTACAATAGACAATATATGGTTGTAGCTGACGTTGCCCGTGGAGATGGAGCTGACTTTTCAACTGCGCAAGTTATTGATATAGATGATTGTTCTCAAGTTGCCGAATATAAAGGTAAAATTGATACAAAAGATTTTGGAAACTTTTTAACTTCATTAGCAACTGAATATAATAGTGCATTACTTGTAGTGGAAAATTCAAATGTGGGCTGGGCATGTATTCAGCAAATTATAGATAGAAATTATGCAAATCTATTCTATATGAGTAATGACTTAAAATATATTGATGTTGAAAGACAGATGAGTAATAAGTTTTATAGAGATGAAAAGCAAATGGTTGCTGGATTCTCTACAACATCTAAAACTCGTCCTTTAATCATATCAGCATTGGATACTTATATGAATGATAAAGATATTCTTATTCGTTCTCAAAGATTGATTGATGAATTATTTACATTTATTTGGAGTGGTGGTAGAGCAGAAGCAATGAAAGGGTATAATGATGACTTGACAATGGCATTAGCTATTGGACTTTGGGTTCGTAATACTGCATTAAGATTAAGACAAGAAGGTATTGATTTGACAAAGAGTATGTTAAGTTCAACTCAAATAAAACAATATGATGGAGTATATTCTACTGGATATATGAGTAAAAATCCTTATGAAATGGAAATTGGTAGAGGAGAAACTGAAAATTTAACTTGGTTACTTCGTTAAATTTTATATATTTATATGTTGAAACTATAATATAATGATGAGACTAACAAAATTATTAAAAGAAATAGAGGCAAAAACCAAAGGTTTGACTGGTTTGAATCCTGATGAGTATGAAACTAATACTGAAAAAAACTTTGCAGGGCATCATGCAGGTGATATGTATATGAAATATATGGGTTCACCTTCGGATAAAGATACAGTTGATTTTGATGATTTGGATACCAACCACGAGCCACAAGTATATGACCCTAAAAAGGATAAAGTAAAAAGAGGATATGAGCCGGTTATAAATGAAGAGCAAGGTCCTTGTTGGAAAGGATATCAGCAAATTGGAATGAAAACTAAAGATGGTAAAGAAGTTCCAAATTGTGTTCCCGTTAGCGAAAATGACCAACCTGGTGGATATTGGGGTGATGATGCAACGGATGAAGATATCAATTCAGATGATGATGTTAATAATGGACTTGTAGAACCTGAAGAGGAATACGATGTAGATAATTATGATGATTATGAAGATTTCATATCATATATGAGAGGATACAATAAAGACTTAAACGAAGGATGTCAATGTTTAAGAGAAGCTGAATATCAAGGTAGAAAAGTTCAGTTGGGTAAGCCAATGCAGGGTGATGTTAAGAAATTCAAAGTTTATGTAAAGAATCCTGCAGGTAGAGTTGTTAAAGTAAATTTTGGTGACCCTAATATGAGAATTAAAAAATCAAATCCGGATAGAAGAAGAAGTTTCAGAGCAAGACATAATTGTGATAACCCCGGCCCAAGAACAAAAGCAAGATATTGGTCTTGTAGAAAGTGGTAAAATTTGGAAATACCAAAAATTTTAGTTATCTTTGTAAATTAATAAATTAAAAATGGCAGATAAAAGTATATTCGGTAGGTTACAAAAATTATTTTCAACTAATACAATAGTTAGAAAAACCGAACAAGGTATAAAAGTAATTGATACAGATGAGTATCAAAATATGACAACCAATCTAGTTGACCGATACACTAAATTAAAAATTAGTAATTACGGAGCTGGTTCGGTAGAAGCTTCTTTATCATACCAACAAGTTCGTATCGATTTGTTCAGAGATTATGATTCAATGGATATGGACCCAATTTTGTCATCGGCATTGGATATTTACGCAGATGAATGTACTCCTACAAATGAGCATGGTAATGTATTAAAAATACATCATGAAGATGATAATGTTAAGCAAATATTAGAAAATCTTTTTTATGATATTCTTAATGTTGAATTCAATCTTTGGCCTTGGGCAAGAAATTTAGTTAAATATGGTGATTTTTATTTACAATTAGAAATATCAGATGGATTAGGGATTGTGAATGTTCTTCCAATGTCTACATATGAAATGAGTAGAGTTGAAGGATTTGATATTGAAAACCCACAAAGAGTTAAATTTGTATATGCTCCATATCAAAATCCATATTCAGGTGGATTACAATCGGCAAAAACTGAATATGAAAATTATGAAATTGCTCACTTCCGTTTAAATGGTGATGCAAACTTTCTACCTTATGGAAAATCAATGATTGAAGGTGGTAGAAGAGTTTGGAAACAATTACAATTGATGGAAGATGCTATGTTGATTCATAGAGTAATGAGAGCTCCTGAAAAAAGAATTTTTAAAGTAGATGTTGGTAATATCCCACCAAATGAGGTGGATAACTACATGCAGAAAATTATCAATTCATCTAAAAAAGTTCCATTTGTTGATGAAAAAACAGGTGAGTACAACTTAAAGTACAATATGATGAATCTTATCGAAGATTACTATATGCCAGTTCGTGGTAGTGATAATGGTACTTCTATTGATACATTGAAAGGTATGGAATATGATATGACTGCTGACCTTAACTACCTAAAGGGTAAGTTAATGGCTGCATTGAAAATTCCAAAAGCATATTTAGGTTTCGAAGAAGATACGAATGGTAAAGCAACTTTGGCATCTATGGATATCAGATTTGCAAAAACTATTGAAAGAATTCAAAAAGTATTGATTTCCGAATTAACAAAAATTGGTATTATACATTTATATGCACAGGGTATAGATGATGACAGATTGACTAATTTTACATTAGAACTTACAACTCCATCTAAAATTTATGAGCAAGAGCAAGTTGAATTATACACTTCAAAGGTGGCATTGATTCAACAAATGCAACAAACAAAAATGTTCTCTAAAGAATGGATGTATGATTCTGTAATGAAAATGGCAAAAGATGAACAAGATGAATTAACATTGCAAGTATTAGAAGATACTAAACAAATGTTCAGATTAACATCAATTGAAACGCAAGGTGTAGACCCGGCTAAAGAAATCGGTACAGAAGGTGGACCAACGAATGTAGAAGAGGAATTGGATAGATTGAAAACCGAATTGGAAACAGAGGGAGAAGTTGGTAGACCAAAAGACCCGGTTAGATATGGCAAAGATGACCATCCAGAAGGAAGAGACCCGTTGGGAATTAAAACTTTGAAACAAAAAGAAGGTTCTGTTGCATATAAACCAAGAAAAAATTCATATTTAGAAGTATTTAAGGATATGAATGGTAATAAAAAGAAGATTTTGACAGAAGATTTAACAAAAGAGTAATAAACCAATATAAAAATATATTTATATCTGACAAATTATAAAAATTGATGAAAAAAATAAAACATTCAAAGTTTAAAAATACAGGATTTATATTTGAATTATTAGTAAGACAAATTACATCTGAAATCATGTCCGCTAATAAATCAATAGCAGAAGGTATTTTAAAAGAGCATTTTAATTCCAAAAAAGAATTATCTAAAGAATTAAAGTTATATCAGTATTTAATAAACGAAAAATATAATTCAGAAGCAAAAGCTGAAAAGTTTATCGATACGATTTTAGAAGCTCGTAAAAGATTAGACGAGAAAAAACTTACAAAAGAAAAGTATAATCTTATAAAAGAGATTAAGGAAACTTATGGATTAGATGAATTCATAAAATCTCCTATTTCAAATTACAAAACATTAGCATCTATATATAAAATATTTGAAACAGTAACAACCGATGAACAATACGAACCAACGGATATCGTAAATTCTCGTTTTACTATTGCAGAAAGTATTATAAATTCATCAATTCAAAACAAAGAAGCAAAAGTTAAAGATGCTGTTTTGGAAGAATATAGAAAACAAGATGAAGATTTAAGAGCAATTTCTTATAAAATTTTAGTAGAAAATTTCAATTCAAAATATAAAAATTTATCCAAAGAACAAAAAGGATTATT